AATCCTTAGTAATGCGTTCATCACTCGCACCTTTCATTCGCTCAATTTTATCTTTAAATGGATGATATTCTATGAGCTTCCGCTTAACTGACCACCCATAAAAAGAAGATACAGCAGAAACTTTTGTATTAATTACTTTTTTATTATTTTGTAATGTGTCTTGGCAAAATACCATAAATCCTTCCATAATATCAATTGCATTTTCAAAGAATTCTTTGTCATATAAATTAACGTTATTCCACTCTTCGGCGAGATACACTAGGAATTGTTGCATAAAATTTTGATAAGTTTTATATGTAGTTTCTTCTACTTCTTTATTTTTAAGTATGCTTGATTTAAGGTATTTATTATAAAGAGCAATATTCTCAGGATTTATAAGTTTGATCTTGTCTTCAGTAAAGTATTTTATACGAACTACTTTTGCCATTTTTGGAATCACATCCTTTATATTAATTAATTATTGCTTTTAACACTATTTTTCGCTTTCTTGCGTTCTTTCCTCAACCTTTCTAGTTCTGAGTATTCTAACCATCCTCCATCTTGGATACTTCTCCCAACCCATCTATAATCAATATCTGGATATCTGTAATGGAATAGTTTCTTTTTAAGTTTTGCTGTTGCATCTGCTTGACCCTTGACATCCCAAACAATTACTGAGTCATCTTTATATGTAAGAACATAATCAGCAATATAATTGATTGCTAATATATTTTTATCATTGTATTTAAATTTTGGTTGTAATTCGTATTTTACTTGTCTTTTATAGCCTATAATAGTACCGTCTTCTAAACCGACTTCAATTACTTCTTTAAAAAATTTTAGCTCAAGTTCAGAATCATACTGAACCCCTTTATATGTACGCTTGAGTTTTCCTGTTTCAGATAAGTCTACATGAAACTTCGAATATTTTTTCTTTGCTATTTCTATTCACTCCATATCACAAATAAGGTACGTCAAATTAATGACGCACCTTATTGTTAAATTATTATTTATTTGAATAGACGTTTATGTCTATAATTTTCATTTGAAAGCTAACTTTTATTGGATTTAAGAGGGCGGGGAGAGGTAAGAAGATGAAGATATAAATTAGAAAAAATAAGGAGAAGACAAGATGGATTTTTATGTCCATTCCATCTTCTCCTTTAATTGTTTGTGGATTAATTATTTCTTTTCTAATTTAATTTCTTCAACCTTAATATCTTCCTTCAACAATTCATCCCAACTACCATCAATTGGAATAAATAATTGAATTAATACATCATACTTAATCTCTATCTTCTTTTCTCCATCATCGATATAAAATTTTTTGCCATCCAAACCAATTGTATAAATTGCATCCATTTTAATTTCAAATGGAGGAGAAGCAGGATGGAGGTATTGAATTTTTACATCTTTTAATTTATCCACTCATATTACCTCAATCTATAATTATTTTATATTAATTAGATACTTTCACCAAGAACTGTAGTTTCAAAGAATACCTTGTCATTTCCTACAGTTACAGGGAATAAATCATACTCAAATGGAACTTCTGTTGCTTTATCACTAGCAAATGTCCACTCAAAACTTGGTTTAACTTTAGCTTTTTTAATATCAAATTTAACTGGATATGTAAGTCCATCAGATTCATCTACAGCCAAAGCATCTCCTGTAATACGGACATATCCGGGGAAATTATTTGCTGTGATAGTCATCTTTTTTGCTAATGCGGTTGAAGTATAATCATAAACACAAAGGAATTTAGTTCCAATAGCACCAGTTGTGGCGTTAAGAGTAACTGTAGCAGTGGCAATCGTATATTGATCTGGAGTTGTACCTGGAGTACCAACAGTTTGCTCAGTAGAAATATCTCTATTGTTCAATAATTTATAGATTTTTAGGCTTCCGGTTATAGGTGTAGATGAAAGAGTCATAGTTCCGGCAACTGTGATAGTAATTACTTCTCTTTTTGGAATTTGAGTTGCTCCTGTGGTCAACGCTTTGCCTGTCATACTAGCCAAAGCAGAAGTATCAAGCAATGGTAAAGTTGCTTTAAATGTTGCATCTTTAGTGTGATCCATACTCAAGAGTTTATAATTTCCCTGACCACCTCGGATATCAAGTCTTTCAGCACTTGTAGAAACGGCAGAATCTTTAGCATAATCGACAAAAAATTTAACTGCTCCACCAACACCCGTAGAACTATAATCTTGTACTGTAAAATTTAAAACTTCTTTAAAAGCAAAAGAATTTGACATTTAATTACCTCCTTAAATTAATTTTATTTTACTAAACCAGTTTTCTAGTTTAATATCCTCTTGTTTTGCTCCATGTAGCAAACTTTGTATGTTAATCTCAAACTTATCAATCATATTAAGTCTTTTAAACTGATCTAATGTTTGATAAACAGTTAAATTTCCGATATTTAATGGATTAATGCTATTATGTTTTGCGCTTACAGACGATAGAATATCAGAATAATCATATATCTGAACATCGTTTTTACTCTTATTATATTTTTCTCTCATCTCTTTTAATTTTTTTGCCATCTGTTCAGCAACAGAATTTGCAAATTTCTCAGGTTCTTCTGTTTGTATTCCATTTTGTTTTCTTAAGATGAATTTTATGTATTCGTAATTATCTTGGTAAATAAATTTCTCATTTATTAAATCACCGACAAAGAAACATAATAATTGTTCAGAAAATATTATTTCTTGCTTAAAGAAAGTTGATAGTGCCTCTAGTATTAACTGCCTAGCTTGCAAATCATGATAACTTGCAGAAATTAAATATTCAAATGTAGATATTTCTTTATCTTTAAAAGAATCTTCTATCATTTGACTTATATGTTCTTTTTCTAAGCAGAGAATACTTAAATACTGGTTGTATTTACTGAATTTTATTTTTTTTATCTCTTTATTTGTAAGACAATATAACTTACCTACATTTGGTATTTCAATATAATTGTCTAAAAATAATTCTATGTTTAAATCTAACTCACTGAGATTTTCAAGCATATAATCACCTACTGGAACTCAGTTGTTTTATAAGCAAGATATACGCCACTATAATTTTCATTAACTATAAATTCATCCATATCGTAGAATGGTAGTTTACCTAGACCGATTCCTCTTGTGGAATTAAATGATTCATCAATATAATTTAAAAGCATATCATAACGCAACGATCCATAGGAAGTAGTAAGTAATGAATTATGTGTTATAATGTAAAAATAAATAGAACCATTTTTAAAAGTCGTTCCGTCAGGTTTATACCCAAATTTCATTGTTATGAATGTTTTTGCTTCTGTTTGAACCGTGGGGACAAAGCGGTATGGAAAAATATGTGAATAGATCAAAGATGTTGGAACAAAATCAGTTGGAATCTGCACATCTAAGAAGTTCGATTCATTATTTATAAGGCATTTAATTATTCTTTCGTCCTCAATTAATTTCATTAAAATAGTTAATTTGTTAGTGCCAAGTTCTGCGAATCTATTCATTTAATAAATATACACCACCTCTAAACAAATTTTATTTTTATAAAGCAATAGACATCACATCCTCTAAGGACTTCAAATACTCTTCAAGAATCTCCTCAATATTATCAAAATCCCAATACCATATTTCAAGAAAGTTATATCCGTTTAGTAAGACATATTCTTTCTTACGTCTGTCGTGTTCAACCTGTCTTTCAAAATCTTTTACTGATTTATGAAAACCTTTAATATACTTTTCATGTTGTTCACCTTGATATTCAATAAGTAGGTTATATTTTTGTAAATAAAAATCGTAAGATAATAAACCTCCACCAAGCCCTGTAAGACTATCAAACGTTTTTTGAGATATGTAAGAAATACTTTTTAAATCAAAAACTCTTTTACATTCTTTTTCTCCTTTGCTTTTAGAACATTCAGGGCAACCACGACCTAATCCATGTCTGTTTGAGATATCTGCCTTCCACTCATGATCACATTCTCTACACTTCCACCAAACATTTTTATTACTACCACTTGTAACATCATAAGATGTTAAATCACCATTCTTTGTTGGATGCCACTCTTTGGTTAATTCAGGATTTTTAGTTGCTAAACAGTTAGATATACCTACTCTTTCTCCTGCACAATAAGGACAATTATGACCACGATGAATGTGATTCCAATTCATAGTAAACGTTTCTTGACATTCCTCTTTTGAACATTTAAATATTAAATCCTTATGTGCATCTATATATTTTTCACTAATTATTTCAAAATATTTATTATTTAATTTAAGCCATAATTTAATATTTTGAATAGAGTATGGATTATTTTTATTAACAATATCTGGTTTATGATTTCTAATTAAATTAGTAAAAATAGTATAATAGTAATAACCATGATTGTCTTTTATAATTAGCTTATCCTTATTGCCATTATAAGTTTCACTTATTAATATATAACCTAAATCTTTAATTACTTGTTTGATATAATTATAAGAATGTTTTACATAAAATATTTTACTCTCCTCCTCATTTCTATATTTAGACATAGAAAAAAGAAGGATAGCGGTGTGTCTCACGACATGACATATCCTCCAAAATTATCGATTATATTTAATTAAAAAATACTCTTAATCTGTACATTATGCTCGTCAAATACACTCGAATCATCACTCTTACTAGCTCTAATAACCACGAATTTATTGACATAGCTTGAATTATTCGCCGCTTTCAAAATAATATTACTGCCATCCTGACTTACAACACTTACATACTCATTACTAGAACCGTCTTGATTGAATACGCTCCATAAAACACTCTTAGTTAAATCCACAATTCCATTATTCAGCACACTCGCCGTAAGTGTAATAGAATTGTTTAATTTTACAGTTGTCGCTCCACTGATAGAAACAGTATAATTATCAACAACTGAGACTTCTTCAACAGTAATTGAGATAGAATCGCTAACGCTAGAATCAGATGCTAATGAAACTGTAATGGTTGAATTGCCAATTGCTACAGGAGTTATCAACCCATTATTAACTGTTGCAACCAACTCATTACTAGACGCATACGTTAACCGTAGATTACTTGAGAGAACTACATCATCTTTTAACGTATGTACATTTAATTGTACTGGTGTAACTATATTGGTTGACAAACTTTCACCATTCAATATTTCAACACTAAATACGGGAAATATTTGCTCAACCTCACTGTATGACATTTTAAATATAATTAATCCAACGCTTGAAATATCATCGCCAACTCCAGAAATTGAATAATGCTGCAATCCAATTTTAAATACATCCCCAGACTTTATTTGCCGAGTTACTGAGGTATTTGGCACAGTCAATGGCACTTCATTTGATGCTGTAGAAATGTATTTATTTGAATCCACTCCAATTGTAATATCGCCAATAATACAAGGAATCTCATTTAAAACTGAGCTTTCATCGTAGAATTTTAAAATATTATCAGCTCTTTCAACCGTACAATCATTTACCCCTACACTCAAATTATCTGTTTGAGTGCATAACCATTTACACTCTTGGAACTCAAAGACATCTCCAATACTGGGTTTTTGAGTTAATTCTTTAAAAATAACTTGACGATATTTATCTCTATCGCGATATAAGTTAGTTTCTAGAATTTTTGATGTAACTCTTGCTACTATATCTATACCATTCCATTTAACAGTTAAAATATTAGGGGCATTGTCAAACTGCTCATTAACTACTGCTTGAAAATCATCTAAATATATTTGCTGTGCAGATGATGGAGCAATAGGTAAATATGCAGAATAATACTTAAGCACCATTGCCCATCATCTCCTTTTTTAATGTTGTATTAAACATAATTACCACTATTCCAAGATGTCCAGTCGGTATTCTTTAAGCTATATTTTGTGATATTTTGATTTACTCTTTCGATTAGTATATTTTGAACATTTATTTTTTCTTTTAAATTATTTGCGTTGGAATACATTTTAAAATCTGCATCTGAGAGGAAATTGTTAAGTTGTGTTACATCAAGTATTTTAGTTGTCATCCATTGAATAACGGTTAAATCACTTAAAATAACTTTTTCTGACAATGTTAAAACGGATGCAAACACATTATTTATTAAGTCTACATCTTCTAAATTTTGTTTACATTCATACAAAAAATTTGGTATACTTTTTACAACATACCCCGCCATTAAAGTTTTGAAATCTGGTATAGAAATACTATATAATTGATCAAGCTTATAATCTTTAAAAGAAATTAATGCTAAATCTATTATTTCGTCAAATGAAGTGCCAATTTCCACTCACCACCTAACTTACTTGGACTTGTTTGTAATCTTCTGCCATATCTACAATATTTTTACCATACAATTTACTCAAAGCATTTACTTTATTTAAATCGATATCTTCTTCATTTGCTATTTTACGCGCAAGAATAGAGGCAACTTGTTCTTTTTGCATTTCAGTAGAATTTTTAAATAATTCATCCATATCTTGACGATTATAATCTAAAAGATTATCAATAATTTCCTTAGAAAGAAGTTTTTGATAAGCGTCTGTTAATCCATGGTTTGAAACCACATTATCGTTGCAAATGTACAATAGACCCTTTTCCGCAAAACCAAATTGATAATGGAGAATTTCGGCTAAATCAGAATAGACTATATTCTTCATTTCACCAAACTTTTCAAATCTGTATGGTTTTCCATTTCCATATGAGCCAGCAACTAGAATTAAAACACCATCAAAAAGAGAGACTACTTTAATTCGCGTGTTAGGATGTACTTCTACGTACTCTTCAATAGGCAGAGGTTTGGTTGGGAAAGAAGGGGAGCTTACTTTTACTTCAGGTTGTTTTTGTTGTGAAGCAATAAATGATTTCATTAAAGATTTAAGTTCACTAAGTTCAAATTCCAGTTCCTCGTAAGATTTTTGTTTTGATTGTTCCTGTTCTAGTTGAGTAGTTTTTTGCACTTCTTGTTTTTTAGGTCTACCTGCCATATTTTATTTTTCCTTTCATTCTTGTGTAGGTAAAGGAGATATAGTAGTAAAACTAACCGTATCTCCTTTAAAATTATTATATTTGCTTATTACTAGGACAGAGTGATCAAACCTGCAATTGAATTAGTAGCTACCGCAGCTTTCCAATTCTTTTTCAAAGTTGTGGTTTGAGTTAGGTTTGCATTAGCATAGGTGTCAGAGCTTACTGCGGTTGTGGAACCTTCGATTGCCAATTTTACAAGTTTTTGACTGGAAGGGGATAAAACGTAGACACGAGTGTCATCCAAGAACAAAGAGAAGGGGGTTTTCCAGTCAGCAATTTGAGGTAAAACAAGTGCATCATAACCAGCAAAGTTCCTCACGTATCCAAGTTTTACGTATTCTGAATCAAGAGTATAGCGATAATTACTGTCGGCAGGAAGCACATTTTGCAAAGCAAGCTGGGTACCCAAAATTACCGCCTTGGCACCTTGATTAAAAGCCGTCACTTTTTGGCACAAATTAACTAAAGCACTTTGAGTATATCCAGCAACTTTTAAGCCTGTGGCACCAGTGGAAAGATTTCCCATAGCAGTATTGAATGCATTATAGCAGTCATAAGTAGCTTCGGTCTCGATGGAACGTACTGCTTTTGTAACAAACTGAGCCAAGTTTTCCTCACCAGAAAGAACACGATAAAGAGAAACTTGAACAGTAACATCATGTTCTTCGGGGATGAGAGTTACTTGACCGTCAAATTGTTTATGCACTTCTGAAGTGCGCTTTCCACGTCCACCCTTAGAAACTACAAATAAATCGCGAGGTTTTACCCTAAAACTAAAAGAATCGCCATATCCACCTGTAACAATATCCGTATAAATACCAATGCTATCAATTAAAGTATCTGGCAAGATGGTATCCACCAAAGAGTTTATTACTGCAAAAGTTGCCCATTTAAGATTCGGATTGGAAACCCAAACTTCCATAGGGAATGCAGAAAAATCGGTTACTTGAGCATGACGAGCAATTTCATTCAAAAGAGCCTTGTGTATTTTGGTACTTTTCTCGTCAAAAGAAATGGTGGTATCAAATTGAAGATGTTTTTCAGTTAATTTATTTTCAACCCTATATTGGTTGTAATAATCGATAAATGCTTCATAAATTTCAGTTTTTCCTTGTGCAAAGTTAAGCACACTAGATGGTAATTTAATCATAATGTTTAAATCCTCCTTATATTATATTTATTTATTAGGAATTAGCAGAAGCCGCCCATGCCAGTGTATATGCTCCATTAGTAGCAACAACAAAGGTATTAGTACTCTTAGTACCAGTTAGACCATCAGCAGTAACAGTTAAAATATCGCCATCAATGGGTTTAAAAGCACTAAATACATCACCTTGAAGATTAGTGAAATTTCTTACGTCATGGTCGATACCTTTGAATTTATTACTTCCAGAAATAGTTACAACTACTTCAGGCTCGTAAGCCATCCAAAGATTAGAACTATTGTCTACAACTTCAAATTCATATGCAGTTACGCGCTGATTGCCAATAGAACCATCAGCAATAGAAATATAAGTAGTGTTGAGTAATCTAAGAGAAAACTTCAGTGCTCCAGTGGCAGGTTGAGTAGCCAACCATACTTCACCTTCACCTGTGGCTGAAGATTTTGAAGCCAAATAAAAGATATTACCATTGTCAATATCGGCACTTGCCGATTTAGCAAACCTATTAAGAGAATCGAGTTGAGTTGCTTGAGCAACGTTTTGGATTA